TTGTTCACTAAAGATAAAGTCAACAAAGATTTCTTGGTGCAAGGAGTACGCTGTAACTCTTGCCGTAGAAAAGTCTGTTGCACCGAAAGATGCCCACTCTTCTCCGATAGCAGGAACAAACAACGGTTGAAAATTTTCGCCTTGAATCATCCCCGGACGACGATTACCGTCAATAAAATAGATAATGCCGTCAATAGAATCGACTGCGTAAGTTCCGCATATGCCTTGCGTTATCACTGCTTGTCTTGAAAGCGGCGGTCTACCTGTACCGCTAGTAAACCATATCTCTGTCGTTGTCTCGCCGAACAAGTAAAGAAGTTGGTTAAGACTAAAGACTCTGAGAAGGTCATCAGGTAAGGACTCGGCTTGTGCAAAGTCTAACGCGGCTATGCTTGTGCCGTCATTTAACGCAGACACAACAAAAAACCCGTCAGGCTGTTGGTAAATAAAACGAGAATCAAGGAAGGCAACGGAGCTTGTTAGCAGTAGATCGCCATCACTAATTTCAGCTAATCCACCAGCTACCGTGTAAACGTATGCGTCTGGAGTGCCTCCAGTAGTAATAATAAGTTGATTGGCATCTGTTGCCATCACAACTGGAGTTGGCGAGTTTCTTATTTCACCAATAAAAACAGCCGTACCAGAGTTATCAATCGAGTAAAGCGCAGATCCAGTAACTTGGTACAACAGACCGTTTGGCCCGTTAGCAATCATGCCTCTGTCTGCACCGCCCGGCGTTACTGATACATCAACTGCATCCCCTGCTGCATCAGTTATTGCAGACGCATTTGAATCTGTAAGAGTCTCGCCAGTTGCTTGAAACGATGCGAAGGTAACGTGACCAGGAAACTGTCTATAACCTCTTAACGTATTAGGAAAAAGGTTAAGCGTCTGCTGTCGATTTGCATCTAAGCGAGTTGATTGATAGCTAGACTCTAGCGGTACGGACGCTCTCATAAGCTGTCACTGTTGATATTGTAACGACCTTGCGTCCATCTTAGGTCTGAGTTGTTGACAGAAATGTCAAACGTCACATCACTTTCTAGCCGGTCTTTTGTTTCCTTTGCTATTTCAAAGACGACTGGGGCAGGATCAATGCCAAACTCAGCGGATACTTCTACTGCTAAATTGTAAGCCAAGCCGCGAACGGCACCGTCAGGCATATCTAGCGTGTCACCGACTGCGCTTGGCGCGGGAATGTTTAGCAGGCCGTCTTCACCGTACTCGTTAATTAAATTCTTGAGCGCAGTAAATACGTCTGTGTTTTTGTTTGAGTCATCAGTGCTAAAAGTCACGCCTGACGTTCTGACACGCAGGAGACTTGTCGCCTGATCTATTATGTTCTGACTGGTAGCCATATTCGCACCAAATAAAAATGGGGGCCGAAGCCCCCAAATAGTTCTAGTTGATGCCAACCCGACAAGCCGTCTCAGGACGAATTGTCTTGTAGCCGTACAAAATATCTATACGACAAGGGAAGGTGTCAGCACTGATTGAGTAGTCACGAACAATTCTCATAGAGATACCGTCCATTACTTCTCTTGCAGTGAAATCAACGCCCTCTGGCTTCACTAAGTCAGCCGTTGCAAAGCAAAATGCGTCTTTGTGATAGGCCAAAGTGTCAGTCCAATCAGCACCAGACGCACCACCGATTTTGGATATTGCAGCGTTGTCAGCAGGAACACCAGATACATTCTGAGTTCCACCTGTTGCAACAATACCCGGCGAGATTGCCAACGAAGTTGCGGACGTTCCTGAGTTTGCAGTGACAACAAAGTTCTGAAGAACTCCAGTGTCAGCTTTAGTTTCAGGATGCACACGGTTAACCCCGGCAATAGTGATGATGTCACCGACCAAGAAGGTAGTTGTTCCACCGTCGACAGTCATACTTGTACCTGACTGTGATGCACCGTTGATCAAATACCCTGTTGTAGCTGCCGCTGTACCGCAAGTGTGCGTGGGAACAAGCGTATTTTCGTAGTGATTGAAGCCACTAATACGTCCCAGCATACCTTCTTTGTACTGCTTCGCTATCTGGCCTGAGTCTTGGAACAGACCCTTGGTGTCCGCAAGCATATCAACAACTGACTGAGGATCGTGCATGTACTGCCGATCTCCGTAAGGTGCAAGACCTAACGTCAGTTCTTTCTGTGCTTTCGTAATATTTGAGAACGTGTTGGCAGAGCCTACTCCGTTTACAAAATTACTGACATCCTTTGACATCGAAAACGCATCTGACTCAATGTTAGAAGCAAGTACAGCCATTGCTGGCTCAATGTACCGCTCTTTAAATTGATCAATGTGTAACGACAGTTCTTCACTTGAGAACGTGAAATCAACACCCTTCTGAGTCGCCACTTGAAGCGTGACAGAGTTTTCTGTTACGTCCTGACTGCTAAGTGTCGCGCCAGTTCGTACAGTAAATTCATTAGGGAGTCGGATTTTAAGATCGTTACCGATCTTTGCGCCTGACTTTGCATACTGGTCATCATACTGCCGATTGATTGTTCCAACGAAATTCAGTTTCTGATGTAGTATTGCCAAGGCTTCTTTTGTAATAATGCTCGGTGTGAGCAATGAATTAGCCATCTAAATTACCTATTTAGTATAGCCCCTGTGCCTCCTGTATTCTTCGGGTGACATTTTGTCTGGGTCTTTCGACACCTTTCCTTTTGGAGTCACCGTCTTGCTGGGCGTAGGAGCGTTAGTGGTGTTAGCCGACCTTCTACGAGAGTTAATTGCGAGAGCGGTACTGATCTTCGTTAAATCCTTCAGAGCATCCCGATCACTTTTGCGATTGATTGCATTAGCAATGTTGGGATTGTTCGATAGGTAATAGGCAACTGCTGGGCCGTTGTCCATGTCCACAATTTCACGCGCTACAAAGTCGCTCTGATGAAAATCAGGACTGCTAAGTCGCTGCTGGAAATCGGGATAGTCAATTGCAAAATCGTTAGCCTTCTCCACAAACACCGTCTGGGCTATCTGTGCTTTTTGACTTTCAAGTTGAGCAATTTGAGCTTGCTGCTGTTGCGTCATTACCTGCTGAACATTCTGTTGATTCACCGAAGAGGTGTACTCTAAAACAGCCTGTTGGTGCCTTCCTTCGTCGTAGTCGTATTCCTCCAGCCTTGGATACGCTCTAGGCGTTTCTTGTGGCTGTTGGTACTGCGATTGAAGATAAGCAACTTGTTGTTCAAGCTGCTGCACTTTCGTATTAGCTTCGTTTTTTTGTCGTGCTAGTTGAGAGATCCTTTGCTGGACAGAGTTGCGCTTTTGCTGCTTCTCCTCTTCCTGCTTTTCGACTGTCTCCTCGTCGGATAGCTCTGCTGCTTCTTGATCACCTTCTGGTGTCTCAATGGCTTCAGAGGTTTCGCCCTGTTCAGGCTCTTGAGAATCTACATCGGCATTCTCGATTCCGTCAGGCAATAGATCGCCTTCAGCGTTAGCTGCATCAGTTTCCATGAGTTTCGTCTCCACGAATTTAACCTTGCTTTAAAGGGCAGCAAGTAGACCCACGCTTCACGGTGCGTTAAACCGAAAAATTATGTATACTTAGCCCCCTCTTGGGAGGTTGCAAAATGGCAAAAGTTACTAAATTAGGAAATGGCTGCTTCTTCAGAGAAGGTAAGCTGTTTTCTTATCAAGAAGATGAGCTTTACGGCAGAATGAGTCCTAATAAGATTCTGCTGGCTGATCATCGGAAGAATTCATCGGGCGCATCAGTACAAGTCCAGCAGCAAAAGAAGGTAAAATAACCCCTGACTTTACGGCCTTTTCGAGGCGATCAAGCCAGCCTGGACCTTTGCCAATAATTTCTCTAGCCGCCTCGATATCGGATCTTGTTGCGCCGTACTTACTTTGCAGCTCTTTGTCTCTAGCAATCCTATCAACAGCAGCTTTTGGAATAGCTGGGTTATCGTTCATCGCTTGTCTGGTGCCGGCTGGGACGTTCTCAAACGCGGCTAACAGCTTTTTCGTCGCTTGACCGGACCCTGGCGTGACATCTTCAAACATGCTCAAGTAACCGCTATCAATCTTAACTCTATCAATGTTAGAGCCAGGCACCACCGTTTTTATATCTGATAACAGCTCGTTGAGGACGTTTCTTTTTAAAGCCGGTGCGCCCTCATAAAAATTGGTCATCGTGTATCCATCTCCCCGGTCAATTACATCACCCAGGCCATATTTTCCGCCAATCGCTTGCAATTCTTCCATTTGCTCTATGGTCGTGGGACCGTCTCTTGATACAAGCAAGCTATTTGATTTGCCTGTTTGCCCTCCGACCCAAGGCTTATGCCAAGCACCAGCCCCCTGCACATCTATGTACGCTCTTGTCGCCTCAGCTGCATCCAGTATCGATCTGTCAGCTTCAGGGACGCTTTTTACTTTGCCTGAATCAAACGCAACTAAGGGTCGCGCTACAAAGCCGGGATTGAATTCTCTATCTGCGCCACTTGGCGGATCATAGATGCCTTGCATCTCTTGAGTCGGCCTAGTGCGAACGGCATACCCTGTGTCCCCAAGGCGTGTCCCAGCATAAATTGCATCCCGACCGCCTGGGGCGTTATCCCATCTGGATCGCGGATCATTGGCAAAATCTAATTTCTCAGCCGGACTTGCATTTGCTAACCCTTCTAGCTGTTGAGCGCCAACGTATGGCTGAGGCTCATGAGTGGCAAAGGCCGTATGCTTATCAAAAGAGTCGCCAATAGTCTTGTTTGCGTCTTTAAAAGCCAAGCCTCTAGCAACATCTTCCACTGAGCTATTTAATCCATTTTGTTCAATTAATTGTTCAGCCGCTTTGTGGTAGCTTTTTTGTTGCCGCGCATAAAGGTCGTCTCCTTTCTGAGCAACCCAGGGAGCTGCTTGAATTTGCTCTCCCTTCCAGTCACTTCTGCCAGCAAGATTTGATTGATTTGCCCGGTCTACAGCTAAGGCCGTTTCATAATCCATAAATTTGTGCGCTTGTGGGCTTAAACCTTCACGTTGTGCCGCTCCCGATACTTCGGTATAGCCTATGTTTCTTGCATGCCTGAAATCATTAACGCCAGTCGCTGTTGTTTCAGATCCAGATGCAGGGTTAATTCTTCTGGCGTATTCACCAGTTTTAGGTCCGAGCTGAAATTGCGAAGGATCATTTTGCTCTATAGCCCTTACTGACGCTTGCTGCTGGGCTGGACGTGCCGCTTTAACCGGCGCTCCTTGAGCAATTGCAGAGTTTGTATCTTTTAACGCAAAAGCTAATTCAGACTGTGGCGCGACACCCGCAGAGTATTGTCCTTCTAAAGAGGACATCCATTCATTATCTTTTAAATCGCCTCCGGTCACTTCATCTATCGATGCCCTGTAACGGTCATACCAATCCCCGCCATCTGCACCTCTTTTTATTATTTCATCTAGTGAATTTCTCATAGGGGCAAGATCATTTCTGTTTTTAATGTTTCTGGGACCGCCTATAAATCCGCCCTCTCCTTTCTCGCTTGAGGGGATTAAATGAGGCTCATTACGAGCAATGTTTATTGCTTGTTCAGCCTCAACTCCCCGAATACTAGGAACGTCCATCATGGTTTTTGGAACCTTTCGCTCCATGCCGATACCGCTAACATCAAACAAGCCAATCTCAGTGCCAGACAAACGGTCAGGGGTTCCGATCACTCCATCAAACCCTTCAGCTTTTAACGCTTCAACCTCGTAAGGTTCAAGATGTGAAACGGATGTTCTTCGATGCGGGTTCTTACCGACACGTTTTACATCTTTAACAGTCGCTAAATTTTTCCCTTCAATATCAAACTCTCGCGGCTCGGGGATCAACCACTCATCAGTCGAAAGATACTGGCTGCGTTGTGCTAACTGTTTTGGCGTTGCTTCGTCAGCCTTAATCGCAAACTGCTCTGCAAAATGAAAAGCGTCATCTTTGTCATCAGCAAAATAAACAACACCACTTTGTGTTTTAGAAGGGTCAAGATCATAAGACTCAAAACCATCACTACGGTAGCCCTTGCCTTTGTACGCTTTAATGCCTGGAACCTTTCGCACAAACGGCAACGCCATCATCACGCTTGAGCCAATCTCTCGCGCACCTTCTTCGCCAAAAGTTCTTTGCAGGTTAGGCACGATTGTGTTGTTCAGGTAGTTGATCGCTTCATCAACGCCAAGTGCGTCCACGACCTT